AGGAAACTTCTTCAGCGGGTGGTGGACCAGCACACCGGCATCGGGATCAGCAACGAAGGCTCTGGCCGGGGCCACCCAATCGGTGTTGCGCAACATGGCGTCGTCGTGCATGATGATGTAACAACGGTTCTTCGCCAGCGGCACGGCGAGATCGAAAGGTTGGGAATATCCGATGCGACTCCAGGAGCGGGCCACGGTCACGGGATAACCCAAGGCGGCGATGTCTTCGCAGAACTTCTGTTTGGAGTCCTGAAGGGATACGTCGCCGCCGTTCCGGGTGTCGCCGCCGTTGATGCTGACGATTACGTCATCAACGAGGCCGTCGGAATTCAAGAACAAAGACGTGACGGCCCAGATCAGGCAATCGAGCGGGCCGTCGAAAGTCGATATAACTACACTGATTTTTTCTTCCGCCAAGTCTTTTTCCTTCAATTCGACCGTTACACTTTCTATCATTTGAACTGTGCCTCGTATTTATGCCAAAGGTTCACGATGCCCTCGTGGTCGCAGTCCCAAACGTACTTGGCACTGTATCTGAACGTCATCGGGCCGACCATGTATCCGAGATCACGCACCATTTTCGCCAAGTCTCGTTCGACGCTGTTCACGAACGCCAGCCGGTCGTCGCTGAAGCCGGAAAAGTCCAGCCGCTCCATCGCCTCCCGTGAGATGGCGAAATTTACGGTGCGGATGTTGCTGTCGTTGTACCAGCCGCCAGTCATTCCCATGCCGGGCTTCAGCATCTCGAAGATCATCGGGTAAATGAAATCTTTGTGGATCGGGAGAACGTCGTCGGTGTACCAGAACAAATTGTTCCAGTCGAAATCGACTTTGATTTTCCCCGAACACAGGTCGGCGAACGCCCCCAGGTCGCCCTTGCTGTTGGGAACAGGGATGTAAAAATCGGGGTTGTGCTTGAGGATGTTCGCCTTCTGTTCGGCGTCGGGTTCGTCGCCGTTGTAGGTGTGGAATACGGCTATTTTCGCCCCGTAATGGTTGGCGTTATTCCACGCTTTGAGCCATTTGTCGATCTCGAAGGTGCGCTCGAACACCACCACGCCGACGAGCGGCCTGATCGAAGACAGGTCCGGCATTGGAGACGTTTCCGGCATGTACTTGACGAACAAGTCCTCAAAATTCTGGTTCTGTTTGACCTTGCTGCGGAACTCGTGAAGGTTGATGGTGGGGATGTCGGTTTCGTTCATCGCCTCGCCGGACCAACTCATACCCTCGTAATGTTCCAGAACACTCTCGGAGAAGAACTGGAATTTGTCCCCGTGGACGTACAAGTCGTAGTAGTTCCAACTGCCGAATCCCGTCGTGAACAACGTGTACAATTTCCACGAGTGGTCCATCGACAGCTTGCCCTTCTTCTCCACATCGACGGTCATGCCGGGGCCGGGGAGGACCGAGTAGTTGCCCTCTTCCGTCCAGAACTCCCGGAACTTCTCGATGTCGATCTTCTGCTCGATGTCGGTGGGCGGTATGGTGCAGTAGTGGCCGTGCCAAGGGCGGCTGATGCGGTTGGTGCGGACCAGAGTGAAGGCGTTGTTCATGAACGGCAGATCGACCCGCAACATGCCCTCACTGTACTGCCAGACGTTAGCCAACAAACAATTCGCCAGCATCGGCTTGTACGTCATCACGGCGACCGACGGATCGGCGAAAAAGCTGGGGAACGCCTCTTCCATCCAGTTTTGCTTCAGGATAATGTCGTCCTGCATGAAAAGGACGACATCCGTGCGGGCCAGCGAAGTCACCATGTCGTAGGGTTGGCCGAAACCGACACGACTCCAGGCACGGGCAACGGTGATCGGGTAGCCGAGAGCGGCCAAGTCTTCACATAGCTGCTGCTTCTTGTCTTGATAGATCGGCTCACCAGTCCGGCTGTCCGGGCCGTTGATGCTCACAATGATCTGGTCGAATACGTCCTTATCCGTGTGAAGCAACAAAGATACGATGGACCTGTAGAAGCACTGAATCGGACTCGTTCCCGTAGCGATAATCGCCGTTATTTTTTCCATCGAGTGTTCTCCAAAAATTTCCACTCCTTAGTATAATAAGTCGTTCCTAAAAAATCAGGAGATAGCAACAAATGCCGCACCCGCACATGATATTTGACATCGACGAATGCGAGCAGTATTCGAGCCAGCCGGAAAAGACCACGGCAATTGTTACGACCAGCCAAGCCCCCATCAACTTCCTGATGTGGAACGTCTTTTCCTTCTTGCTGCGCAGCAAGATGAACGATTTTCTGGAACACATCACGGTCTGCATCAACGGGGCCGACCGCAGGACCGGCGATCCGAGTCTCCAGGACACCAAACAAAAATTTCTCGAAGAGTTGCGTGACCTGAAGTGGCGGAAGCTGGACGGGACTGCCAAGGACATGCCGCTGACCATCATCCGGGTGTGGAGCCGGATCGGGGCCGATCAGTCGGTCGAAATGGGTACGGCTTGGTGTCACACCGACAGCTACCTTTTGACGCACGACGACTCTATTGTGCTGGAACACGGGTGGGAGTCCGAGGTGATGTCGAAGCTGTACGCCGACCCGAAGGTGGCGACGGTCTACTGCGACCATCAGCTACAGGGATTCCTGTCTTCCGACAAGTTTCACGGCGAATGGAAGCTGAACATTCCGCACATGAACAGCATCCACTTCATGGCGGTCAAGAAGGCAGCCATCGCCAAGGCCGGGGTGCGGTGGGCCGGGTTCCACTTCCACAAAGAGTTCGACCTGAACGAGATCGTGAACACGCCGGAACTGTTCGAGTTCTACAAGGAACACATTCGTCAGCCACAGACGGAAGAAAACTACAGTTGGGTGAGTCAGGATTTTGGCGCTTGGATGCACTACCGACTGAAGCAGGAAGGCTACTACAGCGTCCCGTTCGAGAAAGAGTTGGTCCACCACTTCAAATCCGCAAGCTGGGGCGGGGCCGAGTACGTCGCCGAAGTCGTCAACCGAACAGAGGCCCAGCAACACGTCGCTAAACTCGAAGAGGAGTTGGCGAATTACCCTGAGTACATGGAACTGTATAACAAATACAAGGTAGCAATATGATTGAACTTAGGCCCGTCCAATTCGGAGATTTGGACAAGTGCAGGGAGTTGCGGAACAAAAATAGAAAGTGGTTCGGGGACGACGGCATCATCTCCGAGAGCCGTCACATAGCTTGGTACAAGTCGATCAAGGACAACTTCAGCTTCTACGTCATCGAACTGGAGGGTGTCGTGATCGGCACGATCTCTGCGAACGAAGAGAACGGGGCTATTGAGATCGGAAATCTGACCCTGGATGAAAATTACCGGGGTCACGGGTATATGACCAAAGCCGCCCAAAAGTTGATCCGGCCCGACGGCGTTTACGTCGGGCGAACTCTTCCTGAAAACATCAATTCGCAGAAGGTGTTCGAGCGGCTGGGATTCGTTCGGCAGAAGGAATTGGCGGGTGATTATGTACTATTCAGGCTGTACACTTAACGCTTAACCAACAACTGATCTATCTTTTCTTGGTCGGGTCCGAGAACGCAGAACTGATTGTACCAACCCCGCTTCTTGCCGGTGTAGTAGGTGTGCCCGGCAAGAAATCTCTCGACCGCATATTTCGTATTTTTCGTGTAGTGATGACTGTAGAGGGCTTCTTTGAAGTTGTCGCTCTCGGTGTGGTATTGTTGCGCCACCCGCAGCAGGATGGTGAACAACGAACGCCGCATCGCCAGCCGGGTCCACCAGACGGATGGTTCTACCCAGCAGATGGTTTTGCGTTGGGTGGGGCCGAAGTGGGACCGGGGGTGAACGTCCAACATCTCTTCGACTTTAGACATGAACGCTCCCACGGCACGGGTTTTACCTGTGGCGTGGGAGTAAAAGAACAGAGGCAAATCCTTCAACTCGTAGTGCCAAATTTCTCGGCAGTTGTACCACTGACCGGCCAAGTAACGACCGCCAGTAACCCCCTTCGGCTTACAGAAAGAGCCGGGATCGGGCCGGTAGGGGGTGTCGATGCACAACAACGCCTCACGAGTCTTGGGAATCATCAGAAGCCTCTTTTTCGTCCTGGTCTACAACCTTGCCTTTGATATTGATTTTCTGACCGGCTGCATCCAAGAATTCGTCCAGATTGGTCAGACTGATGATGCTCCAGTGGGGATCATCGGTCGGTACATATTCTTTCTGCGTGTAGTAAAAAACTTCAACTTGGTATTTGTAGATTTTTTCCTCTACCTCCTGCGGCGTCATGCCGACGGCCAAGTCTTTGGCGAGTTCCTTACAGACACGGAGGGCTTCCCGTTCGGTGGCGAAGCCCAGCTTGCGCATGACCCTCGTTGCGGCCTCGGCCTTGTCCCGGTTGTAGATCAGGTCGATCACGTCCTTCTTCAGCCGCCCGTCAACGAACTCGGCTGAAGCGGTGTACCGGGCGAGAACCTGCCCCCGCTGGGGCTTGTGGGTCCGCACGTCGAAGAAATACTGATCGAAATTAGACTGGTCGATCACCAGTTCGTTGTTCTCAACAACGATTTCTTCGTCATTCATCTTGTTTTCCATTCATGATGCACTGGTCGAACTGGTCGAGGGCTTCCTCGTGGGTGAGAACATTGTCCTCTTGAGGCTGGCCGGGACGCATTACGACGACCCGGTAGTCTTCGTCCTTGTTCTTCGGAATCTTCCACCGCTGGTGGCGGGGAGGACTGTCGAAGGTGTAGGTCGGGAAGCCGCCGGAAGGGGGCATCAACCTTACCCTAAGTAAGTTATCTTTCTTGAATTCCGGTCCCCACCGCTCCCAATCGTCCTCCCAGACGTTGAACCGGGCGGCTTCGTTCATGGCGTCCTGACACTCCACCTGCCAGAACTTGGTCTTCTTCTTACTTTCCTTTTCCGTCACCTTGAGTACCTTCAGTTCCACCGGGGCCGTACTCAGGTCGGGGTTGCTGCGGAACTGCTCGAACGTGAACCCGCCCCGGTAGTCGGGACTCTTCTCCAGGTCGTGGACCCAGGCGAAACCGTAGAACTTCTCTTCGCACGCCACGGGGTTGCGCAGTTCCTTCACGATGGCCGAATCAACGTCCCATTCGGCGGGGTTGAAGTCGGAGAACTTCGGGACGGAGAATGCCCCCACGTCAACCGCCTTGACCGACTTCTGGTAGCGGTTCCACAAAGTAACGATGGCCTTCCACTTGTTCGTCTTCTTCTTGACCGTACCCATCTTGTAATACTTCTTCACGTCCTTGTCGATGTACTCGTCCGTACCCTCCAGACGCACCGAGTCGATCTCCCAACGGGCTTCGCCGCCGTCGTTGGGGCCGCACTCCACTTCCTTCTCGACATCGACCTCGACGGTGATGTCGAACTGCGACCGCCACTCCTCGTTGTCGAACGGGTTCGTGTCGGAGTTGGGCTGCAACATGGTTTCGAGTTGGACCGTGGTTCCGGTCAACTCCTCGAACTGCTCCTGGTAGCGGACGGCGGCTGCCGACTGCCGCTTCTTCTTGTCCTCGTGCTTCTTCATCCGGTCCTTGAAGAACTCCACGAACTTCCACAGCGTCACCGGATCGGCCTCCTTGAAGCAGCGGAGGCCGATCAGCGGCTTCAGCACGTTGGCGTCCGTCCCGAACCTGTGCAGGAAGTCCTCGAACCCCTTGTACGGCTGACCGGCGAGAATACGCTTGGCCGGTTCTTCCCCGATGCCCTTGATGTTGGACATGCCGAAGTAGATTTCGTCGCCGACGAGATCGAAGGTCAGCTTGGACTTGTTGATGTCCAGGTGACGCATGTTGACCTTGTGGACGAACGCCTCGGTCTTGTACTCCTTCATCTTCTCGGCCAGCGTCTCGCAGGAGAGGATGGCCGTGTAGAATTCGTGCGGGTAGTGGGCCTTCAGCCACAACAGCCGCCCGGAGATGTAGGTGTACGCAACGGCGTGGCTCAGGTTGAACCCGTACTCGGCGAAGGCTTCGATCTGGTCCCACAGGTTGCTGACGCTCGCCTCGGAAATGCCAAGGTTCTTGGCCCCGTTCGTGATGAACATTTCCTTGTACTTGATGAACCCTTCGACCTTCTTCTTCGAGATGGCCTTGCGCACCAACTCGCAGTCCTTCAGCGGGATTTCGCCGACGACGTTGAGCATACGCATAATTTGTTCTTGATACGTCAAAACCCCGTAGGTTTTCTCCAGGATCGGACGCACCAGCGGGTGGAGCGTGAACGGCTCACGGCCCCGCTTCCGTTCGATGTACCGCTTGTCCATGTTCATACCGAGCGGGCCGGGACGGTTGAGGCTGGTGTAGGCCACCAAGTCTTCAAACCGGGTGACGCCGCCCCGCCGGGCCATACCCCGCACGGTGTCTTTGTCGAACTGGAAGATACCCTTCAGGTCGCCCTTGTCGGCCATTGCCAAGGCGACGGGATCGTCCCGCCACGCCTTCACGTCGGTCCAGTCGCCTTGACCGGGGAGGTTGCAGATTCCGGTCAGGCCGTGCCGCTCCTTGATGAGTTTGCACGCCTTGGCGATCTGGAGCAGGTTGGAAATTACCAACAAGTCGAACTTCACCAGACCGACCGGCCCCAAGTCCTGACCGTTGAGTCCTTCCACCCACGCACTGGCCTGCGGGTTGTCCTTCCGCTTCACCAGCGGAACCATGTCGCTGAGGGGGATGTTGGCAATGATGAGGCCACCGGCGTGGACGCCCATGCCCCGGTTGCGGTGGAGCAGTCGCTTGGCGGCGTCGGCGACGGCGGGGTGTTCTTCGCAGTATTTCTTCAGGTCCGGGTACAGCTTCATGGCTGCGTCCCAGGTGATGGCCTTGCCTTCGTCGTCCTTGTCGTCGAGGTTCTTGGTGAGTTTCTGAATCTCCTCACGACTCTCGCCGTGGACACGGGCCATGTCGATCAGGGCCGACTTGATCTTGAAGGTGGTGTAGTTGCCGATGTTGCAGACGTACTCGGCTCCGAAGGTCCGCTTGGCCCAATCGGTTTTGAGGTAGTCCCGGACTACGCCCAGGTAGTCGATGTCGATGTCGGGGTATTCGCCGTATTCGCAGTTCGGCTCTTGTTCGATCTTGTAGTCTTTGCAGATGCCCAGCAGCTTACACACCAGAAGATTGTTCTGGTTGATGGGGTAGCGGGTCTTGGTGGTGTAGAGGGTCCAGAAATAGTCCAGCTTGCTCTTGGCGACGATCTCGCCCATCTCCCAGGACAGCCGCTTCTTGTAGATCAGCGTGTCCAAGTTCATTTCGACCAACTTGGCTTGGCACGTTGCCTCGAACTCTTCTTTGGTAATTGTCATGTCTACTCCGACGCAATATGAGACGCAGCCACGGCTGGGCGTACCGTGGCTGCGAGGATGCTTAGAGATTTGGATACTTAGACCGTAACTTCTTCTGCCGTTTTGCGGTGAACGATCATACGGTAGCCTTCGATGTTGACCTTCTCGCCGCCTTTGACCGACGGCCAGATTTCCGAAAAGAACTTCTTCGCCCGGTCCTTGAGGCCGGTCAGGGTCTTCTCGTCAGGGTTCTCGTACATGAAGATGCCGACCGAGAAGCCCGCCGGGAAGTTGTAGTCGTCGTAGTTCTTCTCGGTCAGCTTCGCCGCCTTGCCGGAAGCGTTCATGCCGTAAATGCGGCTCGGCCAAACCGCACAAGGCTGCCAGTTCCCGTTCTCGTCCTGTTGGTCGATAACGAGATCGGCCAGCGGATTCTTGTCGTCGGCGAGTCGCCCCTTGGGGCTTTCGTCGTCTTCAATACCCAGGTCGGCGTAGTACAACTCGCTCATCTCGACGCTGTGTTGCGAAGACTCTTCGCCGGTGAACCCCGTGCAGTAAGCGCACAGGGGGTCGGCGAACGATCCTGCATATTTGTCGCAGTCAATAACGAGGATGTATTCCTCGCTGACCAGCACTGGATTACTCACTGTTGAACCTCCTCTTGCCGCCGTGTTTGCGGATTTGACCACCGAACCCCATCGGCATCTTACGCTCGTCGTCAGCCGAAGTAATATGCTCTTCCTTCATCAAGGTCAAGGTTTCGATGGCCTCGCTGTAGTCGTCACCCAGGATAACCACAGCGGTGAAGAGTTCCTTCAGGTGGGCAATCGAGAACTCGTCCGTATCGGCGACCCACTTATCGAGGTCGATCTTCAGGCTCTTCAGTCTATCCTCGCCGATGATGTGCTGGAAGTACAGTTTGCGGCTTTCCGGGTCGGGGTGGCCGATGAAGAACCGCTTATCGAAGCGGGACGGCCTGTTCACGATACGAGCGCCCAACTTCTCAGGATAGTTGGTGGTCGCCAGGAACACCGCCTTCTCGATCTGGTTGATGCCGTCGAGGATATTGAGGACTTCGCTCTCGCTGAACTGCTCCAGGATCGAGTCAATATCCTCCATCAACACCACGACGGGGGTATCGGGTTCGATCTCCCGGAACTTGCGCATACCCTCGTTGAACAAGGTCGGGTGGGTGAACTTGACGACCACGCCGTTCCGGTCAACCACGTCCTTCATGATGAGTTGGATCGTGCAGGATTTGCCGCTGCCCGGCGGTCCCCACATGATGATGCCACGCTTGTGGGTCAAGCCGTACTCTTTGAAGATCGCCGCCTTGTCCCAAAACTTCTGGATTTCCTCCAGAACCTTCTCGGAGTTGGTTTGCGGGAACTTCAACAGACCGACCGTAAGGACGGGAATCCGCTCGAAGTAAATGCCGATGGTGTTGGAGTGTTGAATCTCGTACACGCCCGGCGTGATCTTGTCGGCGGTCTGGCTCGCCGGAACGAACCGCTTGCCGTCGTTCGTCGTCCATTGGACGAGTCCCGACAAGTCTTTTTCCGCCCCCGGCTTGTCGGGCGGGGAACAGTCATCCGACATCGAAACCGGGGACTCGCCACACACGGCAGACCTTGTAAATCTGTGTTGGCTGCTATGATTCTGTAGGAGTTCGTTGAGTTTGCGGTTTTCTTCGGCTTGGGACATTTTATGTACCCTCCCAGGTGATGGAGGGATTATAAACCGAGTCGGCGGCTCAGTGAATAGCAAAATACGATAAGGATATACAATATGATTGTACAACTAGACCCGCCGATTGCGTTGGAAACTCCCAAGGGATCGGCCACGGCATATTTGGTCATTAGCGACGAGCGGGGACTGATGTGGCAGGCGTTTCTGGAGGATAGTGGCGAGTCGCACGTCTTCTCGAACCGGGAGGTATTCCAACGAAAAAAGGCAGCCAAAGCTGCCTTGAGGGATGAAGAGAAACGGGACGCCTTCTACACGAGAATGAAGATCGGCAACTTCGTGGTTTAGAGCAGGATCACGTTGTTGAACGGGAGCATGAAGACGTGTTTGCCCAGCGGGGACCAGATCGTGGCCTCAAGGTCCAGCATGTAACTCTTGTTCTTCCCGTAGAACTCGTAGCCGGATATGTTGCCCGTGCAGCCGTTGAACATGCTGCCGGGCCAATTGATTTTGATCTTGGAACCGACAGGGTACTTTGCCTTCAGTTCCTTACAGGAAAGCCATACGTTTGTCATGCCTTAATGTAGTTTACAGTTTCAAATTCTTCACGATCTCGTCCATCACTTCGTCGGCCTGCTTCTGGGACTCTTCGTTGGCTTGGTTGTTGTTGTACTGTTGAAGGGCAGCCATCAACTGACCCCGGAATTGCATCAGGCTGAAAGGACCGGATTTCGCCATTGTGTCAACGGGGATGCGGTAGTCCTCGTACCGGAACATCTTCTTGCCGACCCAGAGATCGGTTTTGAAGTCGTCGGGTTCCTCTTTGCCGCTGGCGTCCATGACTTCGATCAGGTCGATGAGTTCCATCAGCTTGGCGAAGGGCATTGTGAAGCTGAGATCGCCCCACTCGAAGGCTATGCCCTTGCGGACGGCGCAAACCATCACCATTGGAGGCTCCGCAAAAAGAAAAAGCCCGGCAGACCCCTGCCGGGCTAGTGGAGGCGAGGGGAATCGAACCCCTGTCCAAAGCTGCTAGTGAAAAAGCCTCTACACGCTTGTCTTATCGTTCAATCTCGCCATGACCTACCACGATGAGCAAAGGTCGGTCACAGCCAGCAGAATCGAGTGTCGCCCCCGCCGTATCTGCAAGAACGGGGACCAGTGGTTATTTTGACTAAGGCTAGGCAGACGCTAAACCACGTCGCTGCCACCTAACCCTGGCGGTCAAGCCGCCATTGCGAGATCAGACTTGCCGGTTAAGGCGTGATCGACCTTTTATACTGGCCTTGTCGATCAATCCAGTGCGTGCCACTCGTCCACGTCACACTCTGTAGAAGCCAGTTCGCCCCCGAAGAGTTTCCCGGTCTTGCTGTCCCGGTAACACCATACTACTACGGTTTTGGCCGGTTGTCAACCGCCGATGTAGTTTTTCTGCCCCGGTATCCGCAACTTCTCCCATTTCCCCTTCTCTGGGGCACTCACGAAGTCCCGGATGTCCTTGTACCCTGCACCCTGGATGACCTCCAGAGCCTTTTTCACGTCCCCGTCGAAGCGATTCAGGACTTGCTGCCGCTTCGTGTCAAAAGTCATGGCGTCCCGGTTGTAGCCGGTCGTGCTTGGCTCCAGGGCACTCTCGCTCACTTCTCGTTCTTTCAAGAACTCTGCAAATCGTTTGAATTCCATATCGCTCCCCAAGGGAATGTCTTCACGTCAATATATACCTACCGAGAACCGAATTTCGAGGTTGAAAATGCAGTTCACTGAATGGCTACACCTGTGGGAGAACCAAGAAGTATCCGGCGGCATCACATCGGCCACCGGCAACCCTGGCACGGCCAGTTACAACGTGTCTACACCCAAAGGTAGTCGAAAGTTCATCGTTCTGTTCGCCAAGAACAACGACGAACTGCACATCAACTTTCTCGGAAGCGTCAACGACGAAGAAGGTATCGACAAAAGCGTCAACGTCGGAAGCATCCTGCAAAACTTCGTCGGCGAACTCTGCCAGAAGTTCGGCCCGTTCGATCCGGCGAAGATCAGCTACAAGCCGTCCGGCGGAACCAGGACGGGATGGACCTCGGACGGGTCGGCGGTTCGTGACAGGCTGTTCCAAAGATATATACGCCAACTCCAGCAGAATATGCCGCCCATGTGTTCGTTCGCCCCGAAAAGGGCTGAATACCCAAGCGGTCCCGGACGGTCGGGCCGAGTCCCGATCTCAGCCACGTCGAGAATGCCCGCCAAGAGCAAATTCGACAACCACCCGCTCCGGGCCGCATTCAAAGGTAATGATGAAGAGTTTGCGTCCTTTTTTGGCCTTGGAAGCACTACATAACGCACAAGGAGGATTCCATGAAGAGAACCCAAGACCGTGTAATCGCTGGTGTCTGTGGAGGCATTGCCAAGGATATGGGTGTTGATCCAGTGCTTGTTCGACTGGCGTTCGTACTCGCCTTCCTGCTCTTCGGCGTTGGCCCACTTATTTACCTCATTCTGTGGGTAATAATGGGCAATGAAGCGTAAATAACCCAAATGGAGACGAATATGGCCCACAAATCATTTCAGGAATACCTCGATAACAAGTCGAAGATGTCCAACACCGGCAAAGTCCAGCAGATCGCTGACTACACCGGCCCGAAAGCCGCTGCGCCCGGAAAAGAAAAGAAACACAAAGACGCCGGTGGCGAGGGGCAAAAGGGAACACCGAAGCCTTACGCCGGTGGAACCAACGCCGCCGACCCCAACAAGGGCAAGCTGGGCGACGGTTTCGCCAAGAAGGGCGACAAGGCTCTCGAATACACGCCGGGCAAAAAGACCCCGGCCACCAAGAGCAACGATCCTTCCGGCGTCCCCGGTGGCAAGAGCGTAGCCACTTGGCCGAAGACGAAGACTCAGGAGTGGATTGACCGCACCAAGGAAATGTCCCTGGCGGAATTCACCAAGGCGATGCAGAAGCACGCCACCAAGGGTCTGGACGAATGCGCCTGCCAGAACGGAGACGTTCTGGAATCCGTCAAGACCGCCGTTGCACTCGCCAAAGCGAACACCAGCGTCATGAACTCCCTGGTCCGTGAAATGAAGCGGAGCGGGACGTTCGGCAAGCTGGTCGCCGAGATGTTGAAGCACGAAGAAACCTACGGGGTCATCGCTCGCTTCATGGAACACGACGAGAAGTACGCCCGCCGTCTCGTTCGGGCCATGAACGAAATGGTCGGCCCACCGGCCCACAAAGACGACATCGACGAAGACGATCCTTCCAAGCCACCGCACCCGTCCGATCACCACGGCTCCGACGATGACGATCCGATGAGCATGGGCGACGACGACATGGGTGATGACATGGGCATGGGCGGCGATGACGACGACATGGGCATGGGTGGAGACGACGACGGAATGGGTGGGGATGACATGGGCGGCGACGATATGGGCATGGGTGGAGACGACGACGGAATGGGCGACCCTTCGATGGGACCGCACGGTCACGGCGGCGACAAGGATTCCGACATCGCTCCGGGCAGCAAGATCATGCCGACCAAGAAAAAGAAGCCGAAGGCTCACCACCACCTGATGAGTGCCCTGAAGGATAGCCCGATGGGGCAGGACATGGGCGGAATGGGTGGCATGGGCGGCGGCGTCGGCCCGGTATAATACTGACAGTAAACTCCTCTCGCCTCTGATACATGCGCACTTGAGGGGTCTTTTGGGAACAGCCCGCCATATGGCGGGCTGTTTTCGTTTGTAGCTACCTCCCCTATATACCTGTAGCCCTAAGTCATACATGGAGGTATGCAAAAATTGAGATTATAGATCAGATGATGGACCATCTGAAAAACTTCGTTGAAAAGCCGAGTGCCGCTTTCAACAACTTGCCGGTTTGTCCATTCGCAAAAAAGGCAAGGAACTCAGGGAAGATCGAGTTTTTCGTACACTCACTGGTGCTAAGAGCGCCCCTGTACGAACGGATAGAACAGTTCAACGCCCAGGACTTTTACGAGACGCTGTGGCTGATTCACCCGAACTGCATCATCAACTCCTACGAGACGGACAAGATATGCGACGAATTGAGTGATAAGTACGGGCCGGACTTGCAGTTCTTTTCGGGCCACCCGGAATCGAACTTCCAGATGAACGGCATTTACACCCGACGGGAGCCGTACCCGAACATCATCGTCCAGAAGACTTCCTTGTTGATTAAGAAGGAAGCCAAACTGAAAGGGACTCGGTACTACGACCAGAAGTAAAAGAAGCCCGGCGAAAGCCGGGCTTTGTCGTTTAGTCGTCGATGGTCCGCTTCACGACGAAGTTGATAATCTTGTTCGGAACCTGGATCGTCTTGGTGATCTCCAACGTATCCGTCAACGCCTTCACTTCGGGATACTCCAGCACGTCGTCCAGATCGTCGTCGCCCATCTGTTCCACTGTGAGCCGCTTCTTGCCGTTCACCTGGATCACGATGGTGAGCGTCCGGGGAGCGTCGAGGGCGATGCGGGCCGGGAACGGGTACTGGTGAATGCTCCCGTCGTGGTCCTTACTCCACAGTTCTTCCGTCCGGTGCGGGCAGATCGGGGCCAGCATCAGCACCAGACATTCCTTGGCGTTTTGCCAGGACAGGCCGGGCGTCGTCTGGTAGTTCTCCAGCATCACGTTGCGGAACTGCATCAGCCAGGAGATCACCGTGTTGAATTTGAGCGCCTTGTAGTCGTCGTGAACCTTCTGGCACGTTCGGGCCAGTGCCCTGGTCACGGCACAGTTCGGGTCCAGACGATCCGAATTCAACATGGGCCGGGTGTAGATGTCTTCCACGTCGTTCAGGAAGCGGTCGATGCCCGCCATGTGGACGTTCCAGGGACCGCCCTGGTCCCACGGGCCGATGAACATCAGGGACGCCCGAACCACGTCGGCCCCGTAATCTTCAATCAACTCGTCGGGGTCCATGACGTTGCCACGGGACTTCGACATCTTCTGGTGGTCGGCCCCCAGGATCATGCCCTGGTTGAACACTTTCACGGCTGGCTCGCCGAAGTGTGAAACCTCTCCCGCCAGTACGCCACAGTCGGACATCGCCTTCGTGAAGAAGCGGAAGTACAGCAGGTGCATACATGCGTGTTCGATGCCGCCCGTGTAGATGTCCACGGGCATCCACTTCTTCACCAACTCCGGGTCGAACGGCATCTCGTACCTGTCTTCACACAGGTAGGCGTACTGATACCACGAGGAGCAGAAGAAGGTGTCCAGGGTGTCGGTTTCCCGTTCGGCGGGGTGGCCGCACTTGGGGCAGAAGCACTTCTTGAAGTCCGGGTGTCGCTTCAGCGGGCTTTCGCCGTTGGGAAGGAATTCAGCGTTTTCCGGCAACTCGACGGGCAGGCCGTAGATCGGCACGGGGACGGTCCCGCACTCGGCACAGTAGATGATGGGAATGGGCGTCCCCCACATCCGCTGGCGGGACACGTTCCAATCCTTCAAGTTTTCGATCCACTCCCGCTGCATTTTGACGACCTTATCCGACAGGCCGCTGTGGTCGAAGTTCAACAACTGGTCTTTATACTTGGTGATCCTCAGCTTCCAGGACGGAATCGCCTTCTCGACGACCGTGGCGGTGCATCGCTCACACTGGCCGTTGACGATTTGTTCCTTGGCGATGGTGGTCTGGCACTGCGGGCAGAAGTCCACGGGAACGTCGTCTCGGTAGGCAAGATCGTTCTCGTAGAACTTCAGGAACAACCACTGGCTCCACTTGTAGTAATTGGTGTCACACGTCTTCAGGGTGTGTTTCCACGAGAACATGCACCCCATCGTCTTCAACTGAGTGGTCATCCGGGCGATGTTGTCTTCCGTCCACTTGGCGGGCTGGAAGCCGTGCTTGATGGCAGCGTTCTCGGCGGGCATCCCGAAGGCGTCGAAACCCATTGGGAAGAACACATTGAAGCCGTGCATCCGCTGGAAACGGGCGAAGGCGTCAGCCGGGGTGATGGCGTACCAGTGGCCGATGTGGAGGTTGCCGGACGGGTACGGGAACATGGTGAGGGCGTAGTAGCTCGGCCCGTCGGCGTGCAGGTTCACGTCGTACAGGCCGCTTGCTTGCCACTTGTTCTGCCACTTCTGGTCGATTTCTCGGCTCATCTCACGCTCCCGAATAACGAAAACCCCCCGATTCTACCACCGGAGGGTTCGCTTGTAAAGCAAATCAACCTACGACAATCACTTCGGATTCCGTCTCGATCCAGACGGTGGCCCCGCAACTGAGCGGGCAATCTGGACGGTAGATCACCCGGCACGGGCCGTTGATGACGACCTCGCTGCCGTAGCGATTGTCCTTGTAGGTTTTGGTCGTCAGGACAGGTTCCCGCTTGCCCGTCTTGCGATTACTTTTGATCTTGTGCTGATTGACATGGATGATGGTTTTCATGCTGCGAACGCCTCACCTGGGGGCAACGGGTCGATGTTACGGAAGTCCAACACGATGGACCGACCGCCACGGGCTTCGCTCATGAAGCGACTGAACAGCAGCCCTTCGTACACCGGGTCCACGTCGGTAATTCCCAAGCAGTAGCAAACCAGCGCACCCACGGCGGAACCCCGCCCAGGGCCGACGGCTTCGGTTCCGTCGCCCCAACCCAGCAGGAGCGGACTGATGCGGCGGGCTTCGTCCGTCATCATCTTCTGGAGGAGGAAATACGACGAGAATCCCTTGCGGCAGATCAGGCTGTACTCTTCCTTGATGCGGTCGAGGTATTCACGGGTCTTCGGCAGCCCACGCTGCTTGAAGCCCAACATCACGAGTTCTTTCAGCTTTTCGTCGGCGTCGGGGAGGACGGGCAGTTTGAGGGAGCGGTCGAGTTTGACGCCCTTGGCCTTCTCGCAAATCCAGACGGTGTTCTTCTTCGCCTCGCAGAAGAGTTCGTAGGGGATGACGTTGCTGTAATCCTTCAGCCACTTCTCGTTCAACTCTTCTTCGCTCTTCATCCACAGGTTGGCGTCCTGCAACTCGAAGAAGTCCTTCATGGCGTCTTCGGCCATCGCCTTCTCGATGTCCTGGATGGTCCTGCCGGTCTGGACCATCAACATCAGGCGTTGGAACTGAGAGTCTTCTTGTTTGCAGTAGTGGCAGTCGTTGGTGAGGATGAGCCGCAGGCCGTACTTCTGACTGGCTTTGACGATGAAGGCGTCGTAGGCGGATTGTTTCTTGAAGTCGAGCAGCATCATTTCCAGGAAGTAATGGTCCTTCCCAAACATCTTGACGTACCGCTCGATCATGGCGAAGCCGTTCTCTTCGGCGACTTCCAGGCCGAGCGGGAGGCCACGGTCGAAGGCTTTGCCGACCTCGCTGGCGTAGCAGCAGGACGTGAAGAACAGACCTTCTTTGTGCTTCAGGAGTTGTTCGTAGTTGACACGGGGGCGGCGGTAGAAGCCTTTCGTCCAGCCCCAGGAGGACAACCGGACGAGGTTCTTGTAGCCCGTCTCGTTGTAGGCGATGGCGAGAAGGTGCGCACCGTACTGGCGGATTTCCTTCAGGTCTTCTTCGCCAAGACCCTTCATGAACTTCTGCATATCGTCCGGGTCGTTCAACTCCGGTTGCAGGCGGTTGACGTAGAGTTCGCAGGCGAAGATGGGACTGAGGGTGTCCTTGCCGTGTTTCTTACAGATATTTTCGCAGGCTTTGATTTGACGGGGGACCACGCCCATCATGCCGTGGTCGCTTACCGTAAGGAACTTCTGGTTGATCTGAGGGGCACGGATGGCGTATTCCTCGACCATCCCGTAGCCGTCGAGGAGGCTGAAGTCCGTGTGCAGGTGAAGGTGTTCAAATCCGACTATTTCCATCTTGCGATCTGTATTGCTCATACTCTTCGTTAAGCCTCTTTTGCTCGGAATTCATCCGCATGTGAGCGACTTGGAATGCGGATATGATACCCCAGCAAAAGATACCCAGCAAGGGGAAACCCATGCCGTTGATGGGCTGCTCGGCGACCGCCGTTTGGACGGCGTATAGGGCCGTCACGCCCAGCGCCCAGACGAGGAGGAAGGCCCGATAGGTATTGTTCCTGTTATTCATGCCGACGACCAACAGGATGAACCCAATGAGGCTCCCCGGCAGGAGGAGGTAGGTCATCAGGTCGTAGATTTCTTGATTTTCCATGTCGCCCTCGTGTTTGAGAAATCACCAGCAGATTACAGCAAGTTACGCCGAAAATCAAGTCGTGGCTTCTTCGGTTTCGTCCTCGGTGGAATTCGCCCGCTTCCAATCCTCAAATTCTAAAGCAATTGCTTTGGCTTGATCGTCGAGATGGCCGAGTTCGGCCTGAATCTTGTCGTAGAACGCCTTGAGTTCTTGCTTCTTCTTTTTCTTCTCGGCGTGAAGCTGGGCGATCTTCCCGGAGAAGGTAATGAACTCGTCGGTCAGGAGGAGGTTGATGTTATCCATGTGTCACTTTATGAAAGGGTAGAACTTGATCTCTTTGCCTTCCTTGAGGTAGGTCGGCGGGATGAAACCCAATACCTTGGGCCTGCCGTTGTGCCGGTCCCGGTGCAGCCACAGTTGGCAGCCGGGGTGCTTATCGGAACACAGGAGCAACTTCGGGGTGGACGCCTTGGATACGTCAATATCCCCGGCGGCGACCCATTCGTCCCAGATTTCATTGTATATCTGATGGACCCGCTTGCCCAGCGCCACCCGGATGAACTCTTCGTTCTTCGACAGGGTGATATACAGGAAATACTCGTTGACCATATCCCGGCCCCGGCGAGTATCGGGGTCGTTGACGCCGTGGAACGGCTCCCAAAGGCAGGCCAAAATATCGTTCTTTGTGGCCCGCACCTTGATGGCACACCGGCTCTTTTTGTCGCCCTTCACCTGCCAGCAGTCCGTCTTCTCGGAACAGTCTTCGTTGAACGAAGCGGGCTGGAGGTTGAAGTGCGGGTAATGTTCGTTGAGGCACTTGCGCACAAGGTCTTCTTTGTCCTTGCCGTATTGGAGCCGTTCCTTGATGCTCATCTCGTCGATATTGGTCATCAGAAACTCCTGATATTGTCGAGTGTATCGAACCCCGGCTGGCCGAATATGCCGTCGGCGAAGCCGAACTGGACGGATTGTTCGGCGTCGAGGTTCCAGTCACCTACCTTCTGAATCTTCCGGTCGATGTAGTTGAGAACCTGTTGATCCGTCATGTTCTTGTCCCGAAAATATCGGCCCATTATCGCACGGGCTGCGTATATCTGCAACATCCGTTGGTCGATTTTCTTGTTCCAGACGGCGTTCGCCTGTACGGTTGAAGAAACGCCGTCGAGCGACAGAAAGCCCCGGTGAATCATCAGTTCGCAGTTGGGCATCATGACCCGGCGGGGAGCGGCCTCGAAGATGATACCGCTCATGGAGGAGACTTCGCCATGTGCGAGAATCACGATTGGCGATTTTGCCGCTTGGATGGCGTCGAAAATCGCCATCCCGTGCCCCCAATCCCCGCCTGGGGACTGGAGATGGATCAAAATGGGGCCGCTCCCGGCCTGATCCAGTATGTGCAGACTCTTGACGAACGTGGTCGCCATGCGGAACTCGACGCCGCCTTCTTCGTCGTGCCCACCCGCACTGTAGTGACTGTGGAGGTAGACTTCTCTCGTGGACAGGTTCACGTCGTAGTTGTGAACCTGTCCGAGAAGTTCTGCGTAATCAACCTTGCTTTTTGCCATCGTCTTTGTCTTCCAGCCTTTCGGCAGGTTCAAACTCGAACACCATGTAGTCGTCGTGAAGTTGTTTACGACCGAACTTCACGCCGAGTTCCATCAGTATAAATTTCAGTTGGTCGGTGAACTCTGGCAGTCCCTCTCCCGACAACAGAACGATCTCATATTTTTTCATTGACACCTTACCAGTGCTTAATGTGTTCTTTCCTGCTCGTGACTTCGACATCCTCGTCCGAGTTGGTTCCGTAGCATCCGTAGATGGCTTCGTCGCCGTCGTCGTCCTTGGTGGCAAGGTACACGTCGTTGTTCCAGAGGAACCGCAGTGAGGTAAGAACTTCTTTGACGTAGGGCTGGTAGATCGCCCGTCCGTCCCATTCGTGCTGGAGCATCATGTAGCCCTTGCCACGGTAGTTCGGCTCCGTCAGGTTGATGACGGGCAGACCGCCGTTCAGGTGGCGCTGCATCAGGCTCCGCTTGATGTCCTTGAAGTCCCGGTGTTCCATCCGGTACTCGCCGTTCGGGTAGTGCTTCCAGTGGAAGTATTCCTGCTGGCGGCAGAAGTCCTCGGTGAAGAATTCGTTGAGGAACGTCAGGTCGTCGTAATACTTCCTGACCTCGAACAACTTCTCCTTGCCCAGCCCCAGGTTCTTGTCCCACTTCTCCTTGGCCCGGATGTCGGTGCATTCCTCCCACTCCGTACCGAACTGGCCCTTGTTCCACCGCTCCTCAATGTCGAGCATCATGTAGAAGCCCAACTTGTAGGGGTTCATGGAGTATTTGCCGCCCAGCACGCCCATCTTGTGGTCGGCGTACTCGATGATGCCAACGTCGTGGGACTTCTGGCCCAAGCTGACGTAGCCCTGGCGGGCCATGATAACGTGGTCGGTGAGGCTCGCCCACCCTTCGTTCATGACCTTCGTTTGCCGCTGCGGGAAGAAGTACAAACTTTCTTCGTACAGCATGGAAACGATGTCCTGCTGCCACGGCTTGAGCGGGGCGTTCTCCCGGATGAACCCAAGGATGTCCTTGGTCGGGTCGCTGAACAGCCCGATCTCGTCGGCGATGTCGGCCTTGGAGATGCGGCTGTTCTCCTCACCACGGAATTGCTTCGTGTTGAGGAACGGCTCCATGTACATCCGCTCTTTGTTGACCGTCAACCGGCGGGGCTGGCGGTACTTCCGTTGGTCCACCATGTTGCGATCTTTGATGATCTTTTCCGTCCACGCCTTCGACCCGTCGATCAAGGTTTCGATGCGCAGAACGTGGTCGATGAACTCGATGACCCGTTCCTTGCCCCAGCGACTCATGTACCGCCGGATGCGAGTACCGTGGTTCGCCATCTTGTTCAACATCGTCGTGTCGGTCGCACTGAAGTGGATGTTGTTCTTGAAGAAGTCGTTGTGCCCGGTGGCGTGCGCAACGACCGTCAAGTTGTCCACCAGCGTGTTGGAACTCAAGAGCCACTGGTAGCACGGGTTGGTGTTAATCACCATCTCGTAAATCTTGTGCATCCCGTATTCGTAGCCACGCTGCAACTCTTCGTATTCCATACCCCACTGCCAGTGCGGGTATCGAACCGGGAAACCGCCGTAGGCGGCGATCTCGGAAATCTCGTCGTAAGTGAGAAGCTGAACGACGGTCGGGTAAAAATCCAGACCCCAATCTCGGCACGCCTGGAGGATGATGGGGACGTTATCCCTCATCTCCTTCGGGAGTTGAACACCGGGTACGGTATTGTCGCCGAGCAGGATGCCCGACCCGTGCATGAACTTACTGCCCATTACTCGTCCCCCTTGTCTTCCCTGTCGGACTTCTTGCTTCCGAGCAGTTGTTTGATGGCTTTCAACACCTGTTCGTTACGCTGCTCGTCGGTCAACGTCGGGGCGCTCCACATGCCAGCGGCGGGCTTGGTTTCGGCCCCGATGGAGACGGTCCTGACGGCATCCTTGTCCAGCGTGCCGTCCTTGATGGCGGAATCGACATGCTGCTTCAGGCTGCCGTCGTAGTTGTAGGCGAGAATCTGCGTGATCCCCACGAAGTTGGCGACGTGCGGCGGGAACTCTTCCTTCAGGCTGTTGATGAACACCTGATTGTCGTCGCCCCAATTGTCGCCGTCCGAGAAGTAAAACACATAGATGTTCCACTTCTGGGGCGGGAACCGATTGTCGAACTGCTTCGTGATGAACTTCAGCGCACTGGAGCAAGTCGTGCCGCCGCCGAACCGATACTTGTAGAATTTCTCTTCGTCCACTTCCATCGCAGCGGTATCGTGCCAGACGTACATGCGTTCGACACGGGTGTAGAACCGGCGAATCCACACGTCGATCCACCACGCCATATCAGAAACGATTTCACATTTCTGAGCGTCCATCGACCCCGACCCGTCACGGGCGTAGATGATGAGGGCGTTGCTGGACGGGATGCGGATTTCGTTGTACTGGCGGAACCGCTTGTCCCCCGGCCACGGCGTAATGATGCGGCGGGGTTCCGGGCAACCGGGAACCTTGTGGAGTTCTTCCAACGTCCCCATGCTGGCCTGCCGCTTGATGGCCTGGAGGAACGTGCGGCGGTTGTGTCGGAGCGATTCGGGGCCGACGAGACTGATGTTGTTGTACTTGATCTTGATGTCTTCAAACGTCTCGTTCGGCTTCGGCTTCAGGTTCGGCAACGCAAGGTCGTCGGCCATAAACTTGAGGACTTCTTCAAGGTCCAAGTTGATGGTGATACCTTCGGACGACTCCTGCCCCGCCCCCTGGCCCGGCTCCGGGTCTTTCCCGATCACGTCGCCGGGCTTACCGGGACCACGACCGACACCTTCCTCTTTGTCGCCGTAGACGATGTGAGGGATGTCAATTTTGGGGATCGAGATCGAAATCTTGCCGTTCTTTCCACGGTTGCGGAATATCTGGCCGGACTTGATGAACTTCTTCAAGGCTTTGCGGATTTTGCCAGAGACAACATCCCTAAAGTCCTTGTGGTCTTCTTCAATACGCCTTGGCATTGTTTCCCCTTACGGCTTGATGAAAGTTAAGCCGAACTCGTAGTCTTCCGTGTCGGCGGCGCAGTCTTTGATCTTCATGCCCATGAACAGGGCGGTTTGTTCGTCATTGAGGCTGTTGATGAGATCGGCGAGTGTGCCGTCCTCACCCCAAGTGTCCATTGCGATCTCGTCGATTTCGGCGAAGAGACGCCTGTACTTTGCCTCATCCAACCAGTGATTTTTCATTTGTTCACCTTAAAAAAAGGGGGCGGAACGGACCTTCCGGTCTGTCGCCCGCCCCCTTCCCTCAGACGGGATTACTCTTCGTCGGCGAGGTCGCCACGGGCGAAGATGCCGCCCACGAAATCCAACACGTCGGTGGCCGACCGCTCGTTGTACCCGTACTGCTTGATGAGACGGGTCTTCAGGGCGTCGATCTTCTCCTGGATGTCCTTATCGACAACCGTTGCCCCCGACACGTTGAGCGCACTCAACTTGATCGTGTCCTTCACGTCCTCGAACAGCTTCATCTCCAAAGCCTTCTTCAGCTTCGGGTTGCTGTCCCACTTGAACTGCTTGTTCTTGTGGGCCAGATCGCCGATGAACGCTGCGATCTGGCGGCGGAAGTCGTCGGCCCCTTGGTTGGGGATTTCGATCTTCTCTTCCACCTGCCGCATCAGCCGCTCGTCGGGCTTGCGGTCCTGGCCCGTCACCTTGTCCCGCACCTTGGCCTTGTTGATGTAGGCCATCACGTTGTCGATGTAGTTGGTGCAGAGCCGGATGATGGCGTCCTCGTCGCCGACCAGTGCCTTCTGCACTTCGGCCTTGAGGATTTCCGTCAGCTTCTTCAGGGCCACGTCGATGCAGGTCATGTAGCGACCGACCTGATCCTTGTTCGTCAGCAGCGACGAGTCCTGCAAACCCTCACGCAGTTCGTTCAGCACCATGAAGGCGTTGACGTAATCGTGGTTGTTGCTGAGGCAGTTCGAGAGCTTGTCCTGGATGTACCGGACGGACACGCCGAACATCATGCCTTCGTCGGTGTACTTGTCCTTCATCTCCTTCACCGCATCCTCGGTCCAGCCGGGGAGCAGCTTGCCGTTGTACAGTTCGGCCTTCTCGACCAGGGACAGCTTGCCGTCCTTGTCGTCCTGGAGCCGGGTCAGAACCGCCCACAGAGCGGCGATTTCGAGCGTGTGCGGGGCGACGTGCTGGCGCACCTTGCCCGGCCCGTAGTCCTTTTCGAGAATCTGAATCTCTTCGTCCCACTTGAGGGTGTAGGGGACGTTGATCTTCACCGTTCGGTCACGAAGGGCTTCCATGTACTGGTTGCTCTTCAGCTTCTCGAATTCCGGGTTGTTGGTGTGGGCGAAAATCGCCTCGTCGATCAACACCTGGGCGAACTTCTTCGGCTTGATGGACTGTTCCTGCGAAGCACCGAGCAAGTCGTAGAGGAACGCCTGATCCAACTTGAGGGCTTCGATGAACTCGATCATGCCACGGTTGCCGACGCAGAACTCGCCGTCGAAGTTGAAGGCACGGGCGTCGGAATCCGAACCGAACTTGGAGATCAACCCGAAGTTGATGTCGCCGGTCAGTTCCGTCGAGTCCTGGTTCTTCTCGTCCTTCGGCTGGAAGGTGGCGATGCCGCAGCGGTCCACTTCGCTGTACACCTTGCGGGTGACGACGATGTGGTTCTTCAGCACGGCTTCGAGGTCGCCGTTGTTCCGCTTCAGCAGTTCGTTCATGAAGAACTTGCAGCGGGGGTTCAGTTCACCTTCCATCTTGATGGTGTACTGTTCCTTCTTGTTTTCTTCCGTCACCTGATCCAGAAGAACGGCGTTCATCTCGGCGATGAACTGCTGGCGGATGTCGCCGGGGAGCAGCTTCAGCGGGTTCTCGTGCAGCGGGCACTCGTTTTCCGCATTGGTGTAGATGCCGTCGTCGCCCGTCGGGAGATTGACCCACCGGAACGAGTACCACGCACCGGCGTCGGTCAAGCTGTACTTTTCGAGCCGACGCTTGATGAGGCGGCAGATGGTGGACTTGGAGCTACCGACCGGGCCGTGCAGCAACAGAACACGACGTTCCGTACCGTAGTGACCCGCAGCACCCTTGATGAACTTCACCAGGGCGTCCTTGGTTTCCGCAAGGCCGATGATGGGAATGTCCGGGTCGTCGAAGAAGTTGTAGTGGGTGTACGTCTTCCGGTACTCCTCGAACTCCTCCGACCCGTCCTCCATAATCATGTCGAAAATCATCTGCCATGCGTTCCGACCCAACTTCGGGGTCTTCAGGCAGAGATCAAGGTACTCTGCCATGCTCATTTCTGCTGTCAAGGCTCGGAATTTGTTCTTGTCGAACAGTCCGGCCACTCTCTTCAGTTGGTTCATCTTTCCCTCCGTTGCGGATTCCATCATATTCCCCTTCGGGTATTGGGCCAGTTGTTCAGGGCAATATACCCTTGCCAGAAACCTCGATCAAGTGAAGGTGAAGAAATATCCTCAACAATCTCGGATATTTTTTCCAGATGCAGTGAAGGCCCGCTGGCATAAATATCGTAGGCTGCCCGATATGGGCAGACAAGACTTAATTAGAAAGGAAAAATATGCTGCTCAAACAAGCTGAAGAAATCATCAAGTGCGGGAAGAGTTTCCCCTACTTTTGCAAGCAATATGCGAAGATGACGCATCCGCTGAAGGGACTCATCCCGATGGAGTTGGAGGCGTGGCAACTGCGACTGGCCGATGCTTTGGAGGACAACCGATTCGTCATATCGACCAAATGGAGGCAGTCGGGAATATCCACCACCACCTTGATGTACTGTCTCTGGTTGTGCATGTTCCGAGAAAACCAGAAGATACTTTGGGTGTGTAAAACGCTCGCAGAGGCCGAAGATGTCGGACGGACACTTGCTCTGGTCATCAACTTCTTGCCGAGATGGATGCAACCGAGAATGGAAAGGAACAACAAACGGGAGAAGACGTTCGCCTCGACCGGCAGCGACATCCTCTTCCACTGCCCGCAGGCCGCTCGTGGGCGGGCCGTGACGCATCTGGTCATCGACGAAGCGGCCTACATCCCGAACATGGAGTTTCACTGGAAGTGCATGTGGCCGTGTCTATCGACCGGCGGGAAGTGCTTCATTCAGTCAACGGTGAACCGGGGTGGCGACGGGTTGTGGTTCTCGGAACTGTACCTGGGGGCCATGAAGAACACGAACTGCTTCCACGTCTTCACGTCGAACTACAAGGAACACCCGATCTACCAGGACGACTCTTACGTCAAAGGCGTAAAAGAAGCCCTGGGATCAGAAGGCTGGTCCATCGAAATGGAGCAAGAACTATTTCACGGCCTAAAGTGCGGCGAAATTACAGAAGCCGGACCTTCGCCGACCGAGACTACTTAACTTCACCGTAGTTGGCGTCGTTGTTGATGTCGGCTGCGATCTGCGCCGCACCGTGGTAGGGATCAGCGCCCATGTGGGACGCCGCCTCTGCGTTGCGGCGGCAGTCCTGGGCCTCTTCCATCGTCTTACCGGCACGATAGCTGAAGTTGTCCCACTTGCTGGACTCCCTCGGATTCGAGAACATGGCGTGCGGGGCACGAGTCATGATCTTCTTCTTCCGCTTGGAACCGCAGTCGGGACACTGTACGCCGGGGTATCGACCCTTCTCGTCGTACTTCGTGATCTCCTCCCACTGCTTCGTACACTTCTTGCATTCAAATTCGTACATTGGCATGTCGTCACCCTTTTTCGTTGATTTTCTTCATGCGGCGATAAGCCTTTTCGATCATTCTTAGTTTTGTATCGACCGAATAGAACCGCCACCAGAACCCTTTTTCGAGCATTTTGATCGTCTTGAACATCAAACGATCATTCAACTCCCGATGAACTAGGCCCAATTGCATCTGCTGCATCTGCTGCTCTTCCTTGACAATCGAGCGATACTCTTCAGGCGTAATGCCTTCAGCTTCGTCGCCCTCGCCATCGAAGAAATTATCGACATCCTCTCGATAGTCTTCGTTGTCATCGTAGTCGAATCTTCTCATGTTACCCTCTCGATACAGTTTGGAATAAAAGGGAAAGCTGCTTCCACAACTTGTCTACCTTGACTTCATTGGAAGTCATTCCTCCCCTCCCAAAGCTGTGCTGGAAGGGAGAACTAGCCTTATTTATCCAGGAGGATGTAACAAACTTTCCCCAGCCGTCTGGATATGACGCAAATGTAGAGATTTTGTCTTCCTTCACGTCGCAACACAGATCGGAGTCAACCGGCTCGGCTGACGGGTCGCTCACGACCCACACTTTGTTGGACTTAACGAGGGGAGTCTTTTGGAAGAACTCTACGTCCTGGTCAGTGAAGCCCCTCAGCATCACGACTTCGGGTTCCACGACAATTAAAGGAGTAGGGAGGAATTTGTTGTCGATGCAAAAGCGGACCTGTTCTTCCTTGCTCATCGGCTGGTGGATGCGCATCTTCACCCGACACTTCCTGGCCCAACTGAACATCTGCCAGTCGAACGGCTTCCGGTTGCACAGGATGCCCACCGGGGCGTCGGGCAGCATCTTGGAGAACGAGTACCAGGAGGCGAACGCCATCCAGTCGTGGTGCGGACTGTAATCGCAAACGATCAGCACGCTAATGCCGTCGCCGGTCGATGTGATTTTCTTCATGTTCTATCAGAGTTACTTTCGGGAAATAGTGCCGCTGGGGGCACGCTTGTCGGGCTTCCCGAAGATCGTGGGAAAGTGAACGCCCTGGTACGGATTCATCAGCTTGGCGGGATTGGCCGGACGCACGCCACCCTTCGCCATGATCGAACCGGGGGCGGAAGTCTTCTGCACCAGGAATCGGCTCTCTTGCTCCTGCAACCACTCGGCGAAAGTCATCGTCACATCCCCGGCTGCGGAGCAGCCGCAGCAGCGTCCATAGCGGTGGCCGCAGCACCCAGGTTCAACGGCTTGCCCTTCTGCTGGGCCTGCTTGTTGGCAGCCTGGAGCAGATCGGCCTGACCCTTCGGGTCGTTCAACAGGTCGGCGGGCTTCTGGCCCGGCTTCATCGGCATCTTCTGGAGGGCAGACGTGGTTGCGTCCTGAGCGGTTTGCTGGGCGGGCGTCAACTTGGTTTGCGGCGCAGCCGGACCCATTTCACGCAGGTAGAGCCATTCGGAAAATTTCTTGATTCGGTCCATGTCGGTATGTATCACCGCCATTGCCACTTTTCCACGCCGTTCTCGTCGATGTAATGAACACACCAGCCTTTCGTTCCAGGATGGTTGCCGAGAATCTTGATCTTTCCGGTATGACACTTGCGATGGCAGAGGGTGCAACTCGTCAGCATATTGACCCAATCGTACTTTCCGCCCTCGCTACCCTCGAAAATGCGGTGGGTGTCGAGAAGGTCGTAGTCGTCGATTCCGCAGAAAAAGCACTTCCCATCGAACAGCTTGCGGCACTGCTTCTTGGTGTATTTTTTCTTCGCCATACCCTATGATATAGGAGCCTCTACCTCAAAAGGAGAATAGACGAATGAAAACTTTCTTTGCAGCTTTGTTCGGTACTCTGGTCGCCGTCGCCCTCGTCGGCACTGGCGTTTACTTCTACGCCAAGGCCCACCCGGAAGTTGTTCCGTGCCCTGGCGGTAAGTGCGTCCCGGACGTGAAGAAGTGCGTGTGCAGCCCGGATTGCAAGTGCGGCGACAAGTGCCTTTGTGCCAAGAACAAGACCTGTTGCAGCGATGGCTGTCCTTGTTGTAAAGGACAGAACCTCGACCCGACCAAGGAATGCGGGAACAAGTAAACCGCTACGAAGCCCAGGGAATTACACCTGGGCTTTGATTTTTTCAGCCAGTAACGTCGTCGAAATGCCGCCCACCATCGGGGCCACATACACTTCTTTCACGATTTCAGCCCCGACTATATCCTCGATCTTGTATTCCGACCCCTTCACCAAAACATCAGGGTCCAACTCCTCGATCAACTCCAGCGGCGTGTCCTCGTTGAAACTGACGACGTAATCAACCATCTCCAGCGAAGCGATCATCTTCATCCG